GCGCGAACGAGCGCTAGCGATAGAATAAGCAGAAACTAATTTAGAACTTAATGGAATAAACAGCTCACATCATTAGTGTTACGGATGCACAAAGGTTAATATGATGGTTAATATGATGATTAGTGTACGGAAAACCGAACTACTGATAGTACGGAAAACCGAACTACTGATAGTACGGAAAACCGAACTACTGGAGGATTAATGCCGAGCACGGGTGGAGTTAAAATAGGGTCATCGTATGATGAGGCAAGAACTCGTAAGGTAAATGCTGAAGCTGAGATTGCTGAGCTTGAGCTGAAAAAGATACATGGTGAATTGGTCAATGCAGATGATGTAGTCTCAGCGTGGACAGATGTACTTGGCTCGGTGAAGGCTCGTCTGTTATCTATACCAACGAAGGCTGCGCCTGTAGTCTCGGCAGAAAGTAACGCAGGTGTATGCCAAACCATTGTAGAAGACTTAATTACTGAAGCGCTGGAAGAACTATCACGATATGACCCAACGATTAGTCCAACAGAATCGACTGCTAGCCAAATTGAAGTCAGCAATGAAGGTGATGACACCGCCCCCAAAGCTAAGCGTAAGCGAGTGGGCAGACCGAGAAAGGCGGCTGGACTCGCAAAGTAGTGCTGAACCAGGCAGATGGTTTACTTCAAGAGCTGAATACCAAAGGGGAATAATGGATGCGTGCTCTGACGCTGAGATTCAAGAAGTTGTCGTCATGGCGGGAGCGCAGCTTGGTAAGACTGAAGCTTTACTCAATATTATTGGCTTCCACATTCATCATAATCCGTGCCCAATTCTGGTGTTACAGCCGACGCTGGAAATGGCTCAGGCATTTTCGAAAGACAGAATTGCATCAGGATTACTCCGTTCGACCCCCGTTCTCAAAGACAAGGTAAAAGATCCTCGTGCGCGTGACAGTGGGAACACAACCCTGCACAAAGTCTTCGCTGGGGGTGCGATTACTATCGTGGGTGCTAATTCGCCTGCGGGTCTTGCGTCTCGACCAATCAGGATCGTCCTATGTGACGAGGTGGACAGATACCCAACGTCAGCAGGAAGCGAGGGTGATCCTATCCAGCTTGCACGGAAACGAAGTGCAACCTTCTGGAACCGAAAGATCATCATGGTCTCTACTCCGACAAATAAGGGAGCATCCCGTATTGAGGATGCTTACGAAAAGTCTGACCAGCGTGAATATCATGTGCCTTGTAAACATTGCCACACTCCTCAGAAGCTCAAGTGGGGGAATGTAAAATGGGAAGACGGTCAGCCTGAGACAGCAAAGTATGCGTGCGAAGAGTGCGGTACGTTATGGAGTGAGGCGGATCGTGTCTGGTCTATCCGCAACGGTGACTGGATAGCTCAAAAGCCGTTTGCTGGCACAGCAGGTTTTGCTATCAACGGTCTTTGTTCTCCGTGGACACCTCTTGCTGACGGTGTACGGGACTTTTTGAGCGTTAAACGGAACCCAGAACAGTTACGTGTATGGACTAACACCTATCTTGGTGAGACATGGGAAGATGCTGGCGAACAGATTGATGACTTTGAGCTAGCGGACAGAAGAGAGGAGTTTTTGTCCGTTCCTGATGAGGTGATGGTCTTAACGGCTGGTGTGGACGTGCAGGACAACCGTTTAGAGATGACGGTACAGGGATGGGGAAAGGACGATGAGTCTTACGTTTTAGATCATATCACTCTGTACGGAGACCCATCGACTCCGCATCTTTGGAATGACTTAGACACTCAACTCAACAAACAGTACGAAACAGAGTCGGGCAGGGTCTTAATGATACGTGCTGCGGCTGTTGATAGTGGTGGTCACTTTACTAACAGCGTTTATGCGTACTGTAAGAAGAATCAAGGTCGCAGAATCTTCGCAATTAAGGGTGTTGGTGGTGATGGCAAGCCGATTGCTGGTCGTCCGAGCAAAAATAACACTGTGAAGTGCCCTTTATTCCCGATTGGCGTCGATACCGTTAAGGATTTGATATTTGCGCGTTTGCGGATAAAAGAGGCGGGATCAGGGTATGTTCACTTCAACGATATCCTGCAAGATGAGTATTTTCGCCAACTTACAGCCGAAAAAGCGGTTACACGCTTCCATAGAGGGTTTAAAAAGCGTGTTTTTGAGAAAGTAAGACCGAGAAATGAGGCACTTGATTGCATGGTGTACTCAATCGCGGCCTATAGTATACTCGGGGTGAATGTAAATGCTCTGGCCAATAAGATTTCAGAGCAAGAGCAACCTCAGAAACAGGAAAGTAAGCCCGAAGGGAAGCGAGAGGCATTCATGCCTCAGTATCCAAGGAAGGGAAACTTTGCAAACTCTTGGCGATGATGGGCTATGGCAAATTTATTCGATGCTTCCAATGCTCCAGAAGGTGAACCTGAAGAGATAGTTGTCGGCGACTTCATACAATGGAAGCGTTCTGATATCGCGGAAGACTACCCAACGTCTAGTGGTTACACAGCCGAATACGTTGCAAGGATCACTGGCGGTGGTAGTTCAGAGATAAAAATACCGCAAGCTGGTGGATCAACTGACGATTTCTATTTATTTACGGCAGATAGCGCAACAAGCGCTTCTTTTCTCGTTGGTAAGTATCACTGGCAGTTAGAAATTACGCAAACCAGCTCAGGAAATAGAATTGTTGTCGATATTGGCGACTTTGAAGCTATTCCTGACATGGATAACAACCAAGCTGATCCACGCATTCATGCTGAGATCATGGTTGATAAGATTGAGTCTCTCCTGCAAGGAAAGGCAGACTCTGATGTATCATCTTACTCTATTGCTGGTCGCTCTCTCACTAAATTAAGCTTCCAAGAGCTTGTTGATGCTCGTGATTACTATCGTAGAGAGATAGTTAAGCATGAGAACGATGCTTTGCTGAAAAGAGGCAAGAAAAATGGCGCAACCATACAGGTAAGGTTCTGATATGGGATTATTTGACAGGCTAACTGGCAAAAAACCAGAAACGACTGAGAAAGCCAAGGTTTTCAAGCGGTCTTATCAGGCTGCGAGCACAGGACGCCTGTTCGCTGACTATGTTGACTCACAACGGTCTCCAGATAGCGAATTACACCCCGTAATCACGAGAATGAGGGCTAGATCGCGTGATTTGGCTCGAAATAACGAGTACGCACGTCGATATTTCAATCTGTTGAAGACAAATGTGGTTGGTCAGCACGGTTTTAAGCTGCAAGTTAAGGCATTAGATCCTCGAGGAGCGCTCGACACAGACGGTAATTCCGCAATCGAGAGTGCCTTCAGAACGTGGGGAAAGCGTGGAAATTGCACCGCAGACGGCAAAATGTCGTGGGTAGATGTGCAAAAAATGGTGATGGAAGGCTTAGCGCGTGATGGCGAAGTGTTCATTATCAAGCATAGAGGCAACAGCTTCCACGATAGCTTCACTTTAGAGTTTATAGAGCCTGATCAGGTAGATGAAGAGAAGAACGAGCGCTTAGATAACGGTAGCGAGATTCGCATGGGCGTGGAGCTAGACAAGTTCCGTAAGCCTATTGCCTATCATCTACTTACCAACCATCCTGGTGATTATGACTTCGCTAGTATGGTGAAGTCGCCTAAGCATAAGCGAGTGCCCGCCGATAAAGTCATTCATGTCTTCCAGCCACTACGCGCTGGTCAGACTCGTGGTGAGCCTTGGATGGCCCCAGCGATGGCAAGTATCAAACAGCTTAACGGATGGCGTGAAGCATCCATCGTAGCCGCCCGTATGGGTGCATCTAAGATGGGCTTCTTTACGTCTCCTAGTGGTGATGGCTTTGTGGCTGATGAGATGGATGGGCACGTACCCATGATTGACGCACAGCCTGGTACATTCCATCAGCTCCCGCAGGGTGTTGACCTAAAGACTTTTGATGTTGGCTATCCCACGAGTGAGTTTGACAGCTTCCATAAGTCTGTATTGAAGGGCGTGGCGTCTGGCTTGGGTATCTCTTATACCTCTTTAGCAAATGATTTAGAGGCCACTTCGTACAGCTCGATTCGTCAGGGCGCTCTTGAGGAGCGTGATTACTATCGTAACTGCCAGCAGATAATGATTGATCACTTCATTCGTCCTGTCTATGAGGCTTGGCTTGGTGCTGCAATGGAGGTCGAGACAGTATTCATGCCTATGGCTACTTTCGACAAGTTTGCCCTAGCGTCAGAGTTCCGTGGTCGTGCTTGGAACTGGGTTGATCCCATGAAAGAGATGAACGCAGCGATTCTTGGCATGAAGAACGGTGTATTGAGCTTGCAGGATGTTGCGGCTCAGTACGGCAAGGACACAGAAGAGCTATTGGCTGAGATTCAGCGTGATAAAGATTTGATGGAGCAGTTTGGCGTCACATATGCACTAGAACCGTTTGGTGCAGTACAAATGGGTATACCGCCTGACATCAGCGGAGGC